TGGCGCATATGAATAGAAGCACGAAGTGCTCCAGTTCTAACACCAACCTGTGCCTTAGCGGCGGCTGTGATTAGCCGTCCCTTTTTTGCTAAATACCTACCGACATCGCCGCTAGGATTGTTTAACAAAAAATCTAGTTCTGCTTTATAAATTACTACATTAGCAAGTGCCATTTTATGGAACCGCCACTGTTAGAGTAAGAACAGCAGTTTGATATCCACCCTCTGGAGTCTGAACTTCTACAGTTGCAATAACTCCTAATCCAAATCCTGACTCTTCCCAAGCATCTAAGTTCGCTGCGGAATCTAAAAGAATATAAGCATCGTAAGCAGAAATTGCTGCATAGTCTTCAATTGCATCTGCTGATGGTGGTCTTCCACCTTGACCAACTACTGGAACTTGACGAGATACAGAAACATTCAGTGTTGCACTTCGTGGGTCGTTACAGCGACGTGGTTCTGTTGCTTCATCTCCTGGAGCGCCAACATACATTTGTACAAAAGAAACAACTAATTGTTCGCAATCAACTGCTGGCTGTCCCATAGTCCAATATTGACGAGACGGAAGGGGCATACTGTAAGTTGCGTATGCGGCAACAACTCTATCTAAAACTTCCTGCATTAGAGAAGCAAGATGCTTGGCATCTGCTGATACTGCTGCTTTATCTATCGGTGTTCCCATTTGTCTCTCGTCTCTTTTGTCCTAATACTACAGTGTATAGATAGGTTCTACCCGTGTTCCAAGTTGGAACGAAACATTTGCTGTCAACAAATTAATTACTTCATCAACTTCTGGATTTCCAAGACTTGGTCGTGTGCAGTAAATATCGTATGAACCTGGCTCTCTTGGTCCAAGAATTGCCAAAATATCTGAATAATCTACTGTTATTGTTATTTTTTCTGTTGCTCTGTTTAGAACAGCGTCGCCAGTTAAGGTCTCGGTTTTAGAGCCAGTGTAGTCAGAGACAGTTAGAGAAACTTCCCAAGCGTTGTCGTCTAATAAAAAGTCTCCACTAATTTCGTCTAAGTAAAGCACTACTTCTCCACCAGTTGGCAATACCTTTAAGTCAAATGCTGTTTCTGTAAACAGATAAGGCTTTGGAGTAATACGACGAGCCTTTGGTGTATCAGGACTAAACACACGGGCACGGGCACGAGCGTTGTCTGGATTAGTTGTTTTCAAAAATAAATCTACAGGATAAAGTCCAGTGCGACCTTCAGCAATAAAGTCTTGATTGTCAAGAATTGTGTAAGATACACCTTGACGAGATACAGAAGTTACACGTTGTGGCAAAGCACAAGTATCGTCATTCTCATACAACTTTACTAGTTCAATAGCCAGAATACGAGCAGCATTTTTTCCAGCAATTGGGGGTGGAGTTCCGTAAGTATAAGTAATCTCTACGTTAGAAGGAGTCCATGTGGCTCCTGTTGTTGCTAAAACTGTTGAATGTTCAACTAAATAATATTGAGTCGGGTCAATTACATTTCCATCAATATCTCTAATAGTATGGATTTTGACAACTTTGCGTCCACGAAGGCGAATACGAGTATTGGAAGAAGTTCCATCACCTAAATAATCGTCATCGCCATAAAGCCCAGAACCGCCAATACGCAGGTTTCTGACTTCACCTTCTATTAGAGTAGGAGAATAAGTAAGTACTGATGCTCCAGCACGAAGATATGGGTCAAACACAGAGACATATCGTTCTGTAACTGTTTTTGTTCCGTTGTATTTGCGTCCTGACATTCCCCAAAGAAGATAGGAAGCCGTTTTTACTGCATCATAGGCATAGTCAGAATCAGCGTAGGTACCTAAGTCCTCTACGTTTGCCCAAAGATTGCTCACTATCTCACCTACCTAAAAGTAAGAGCGGACGACTAACAGTGTGTGCTTTTGACACGACTGGCAACGTCGTCCGCCCTTCCGTTTTTGAATTACTCTGTTGGATCCTCAGTTGACGCAATGATAAAGTCAATATCTTCATCTGCGTTGTAGGCATCATTACCAGGTACGTTGTACTCAGTAGTTGAACCTTGAGTTGCGAAGTCTGTAACTGCTTCGTAGCCACGTTGACGCACTGCGGTACCTGTTGGTGATACTGCTGCGGAAGTAACGTTTGTAGCAACCTTTGCATAAGAGAAGGTTGTGTTGCTTCCAACAGTGGTAATTGTGTAAGTACCATTGAATGTTGAATCAACATCTGCTACAACAACTGTTTGACCTGCTTCAAAGCCGTGGGCTGAAGCGGTTGTAAGTGTTGCTACGTTAGAAGTAAGAGCCTTGTTGTTTACTACGGCTGATAGATTGTCATACCACTCGTAGAAGCCCTTGAGACCTGTTGGAGCCCAAGTAGCACGAGCATAAGAGTATGGACGTTCAGCAGCAACTGGATACTCCCAACGGCCATCTAGACCATTGTTAAAGTTTTCGTTGCCAAGGCCATAGCCTTCAAATGTGTTAGCAAGAAGACCGTTTTCAATTACGCGGTCACCTGACTGACGCAACTTGACGTATGGGAAAACCCAGTGGAAGTATGGACGTACAGAAGCACGCTTTCCATCCTTTACTGCGAATGACCAAACTTCAATTGCTACACCGTTACCAGCAGGGTCATCGCCTACGGCTGGCGCGGCCCAACCAATGCTTTGATTGTCTGGTGATGCATAAGTACCAAAATTCTTGCGAAGTAACAAACCACCTGATAGTAGTTGTGATAGTTCTGTATCTGGTTCGCAAATTGCGAGTTCCATTGTGATGCGCTTGAGAGTATCTGGGGCTTTGTAAGAAACACAGACTGTACCGTCTGCTGACTTCTCAACAATTTCGTCGCCCTCTTCATACTCTGGCGTGAAAGAAGCACGGAGGAACGCCGAGGTTGTGTAACTATCACCAGGTGCAGTGAGTAGGTTACCAGCGGCGTCGAGTCTAGTGACTCTGATCGCCACACCTTGGACGCTTGCCGCGTAGTCCTGTGTTGGCATTTGTTTTTCTCCTTAGTTTTTAGTTGCTTTAGGGCTTATAGGGTTAATTCTACGCCGTTAAATCTACTCTTACTGCGACGTGAATAGTCGTATCAAAGTAAACAGCCGCTGGGCGGATTGCTTTAAGACGAATGTCGTTCTGATTTCCTGACACGTCATAGCCCTGCGCTAAAGTGTCAGTGACGACATCAATATCGCCAAGAACAACCTTGACAGTACCTGTGCCGTACATCCATTTATTTGTATGTGAAGGGTCTTCACTACTTCCAGCCGCGTCAGTTGGACCTGCCCCTGAGTAGCCAGAACCTACAATTATAGGTGTTCCTCCTAATGTTTGTAAGTGTTCCTTTTGTCTATCTGATTTGTGCATTAAAATATGACCGTCACTTGCAAGTAAGGCTGTTATATCACGAGTCATGTGAATAACACCTTGCTCTCCACAAGGAGAAGCCTCTGCAATATGTTGTTCAAGCATTGCTAGGGCTCTGCGTGGGCTTAAAGCATTTCCGCTGTTGATAATTTCTGCGTCAGGATGAACTAATGCTTTGTTTGCGTGACTTTCTCCAATACGAATAGCGCCATCCCAAAGTTCTTCTTCAAGTGCTTTTTGTGTAATACCCTCTAGTTGACCTTTAATTCTTTCAATAGGATCAACTCCAAGCAATCCTAATGTTGATCGATAGTCTTCAACTTCAATAAAAAATGGTTTAATCTCGTCATAGCGAGTTGGTGTTGCATTTGTTGTAATAGTGTATGAAGTTGTATCTGTGTCATCCCAGTTTTTTGCTAAATAATACCCAGTATCCCACTGTTGAGAAAATCCACGAATCCATTGATTTTCTTTAGGTGCAGTATCAGGCTTGACTACAGTTAATAGTCCAAATGCTGAAGGCACATGCATTGGTGCCTCAAAGACTCCTTTAAAAGCCATTTTACTTCCTAATCTCAAAGTTTGTGTTGTTACTTGTATCGGAGGAGCCCGTTTCCAGGCTCCTCCTCAACAATACTAACTTGGTTACGGCTTAGTACTCAATCGCCGCAGCGGTTGCTCCACCAGTTGTATCACGGAGTGCAGCAGCAACACCGTTGATATTAATGGTTGAGGTGACCTTGAGTGACTCAACGCCAACCTTTGCTACACCTTCGAAGGTTTCAACGAACATCTTGTAGTCGTTGGTTCCAACAAGGGTGGAATCGCGGATAATTCCTAGATCCAGTGTTCCGCCATCTAGGAACAAGAATGTTCCCTCAGCGAAGATGTACCAGACAAATGTATCTGCGAACTCGTTCATTGCACCAGAACTTTGAGCGCCATCGAATGAATCGATGTGCCATGTTACGTTGATGCCACGAGATGCGATGTAGCCCTCAATCTCAGCATATGCATTTAGAGTGTTATCTCCAGGCATTGCGAGAGTTAAGTCAGCAGCCATTGCGTCTTTTACCCACATTGGAGCAATAACGCGAAGTGGTGCATCAGACTCTAGACGATGACGTCCACGGTAGTTAGCAGCAGCACGGCCTAGTTGAACTAGGTAGTCGCGGCCAAATCCGATTAGAGATGTTGATGTAACTGCTGTTGATAGGTCTGTAAGGCGTGTGAGAATTTGTGTCTCAGCCTCACGAGCGTGCTGAATCAGACCCAACTCGTTGTGACGAGCGATGAGTTCTGGATAAGCACGAGTCATCAAGTTACCGAATTGCAACTGTAGAGTGACAGCGTCGGTTGCGACGGTCTCTTCAGAGGCTGCGGAAACAGTAAGACTTGCTTTTGTATCAGTACCAGGGTTGGTATCAATTGCGTTTGTCCAGAGTCCAACAGCGTTTCCGTATGAGGAAAGTACTGGAGGAGTTACGAAGCGGATACCGCCACGGTCAGCCTGGAACTTAGGTAGCGCATCCTTTAGAGGACGTGCTGTTGTTCCAAGACCGAAGATGTCGTACTTGACTTCGTATGGTGCTGAATGTCCACCTGAAGCAACAAGTGCTTCTGGGCCAGTTACAGCCTGGATTCTTGTACGGTTGAGTTCTGCATCCTGAGTAAGGGTGCGTTCCTCTGGGTACTGTGTGGTGATAGAAGCAACAATGTGTTGTTCTCCATCTCCACCGTTTACACGACGTAGTGCGTGTAGGCGCTTTGCCATTGCTTCGGCAACTGCGCTCATGTCGTTCAATGGGCTTCCAGCCGTATATCCTGGAATATCTGCACCCGCTGTGATTGCCACAGGAGCGGCAGAAGTCCGAGATGTAGGACGGCGGTCAGCCGGTACCTCAATGTTGAGGTTGTCTGCGTTATCAGCAGCGGCGGTCACGGGTGCCTCCATATTTTCTTGAACCAGTGTTGGTTCACTTGCTTGGGTTGATACTTCTTGAGTTGATGCTTCTGCACTAACAGGTGCTTCGATTACTGCTTCAGCAACAGGTGCAGTTTCTACAACTGCTTCTGCTTCTGCTGATGCAACCTCTGCAACTGGTGCTTCGACGATTGCTGGTGCTTCTGCTGGAGTTTCCTCAGCAGCGGCAACAACTGTTTCTTCAACAACAGCGGCTTCTGCCACTGGTGTCTCTGTTGCTTTTACTTCTGTTGTTTCAGTTGAGAACTCAGCGTTCTGTTCCGCATTGGTAGACGCTTCAGTCATAGGTTTTTCCTCTTTCTTCTTCTCATCCTCTTCTTTGTCAGAAGGAGTTTCTTTGTCAGAAGGATGCATTGCTGCTTCCTCCATCTTTTTCTCCTCTTCCATTGGAGCAGGAGTTTCAGAAACAGGTGCTTCTTCAGCAGGTGCTTCTTCAACAGCAGGTGCAACTGGTGCATCTTCTGTCATTGGAGCCTCTTCTGTTTTTGCTTCCATGTCTGATTCTTTTTCGCCGTCTTCACCGTAAACGCGGTTAGCGGCCTCTGCGGCACGCTTAGTGAGTTCTTGAACCGCGGCCTCGCGGCGCTTGATTTCGTTACGAACTCCATCGAGCATATCGGCAAGCGACGTCATCGCGTCAACTGTTTGCGGAGTTGGCGTTTCTTTCTCAACCGATTCAAATTCACTAAGAATCGAACTCTGAAGTTCAACGACTTGTTCGTCGTTCAACTCTGCGAGTTGATCCATTTGTTGTTTAATTCGGTCCACGAACTGTCCTTCCTCCGGCCAGTCACGATAGGTCTATTTACCTATCTCGCTAATCAATCGAGGCCGAGGGACTCCGAAACGCATAGATGCTGCGGGGAGGCACTCCACCTAGTATTGAATATTACATTAGTTCTAATAGTGTGATTTTTGATTTTGTACGATTTTCAAACAACTTAGGTAAGTAACCGAAGGAGTTTGGCCATCTGGCTAGATATCTCAGATTGGTTATAGAGGTCTGAGCCAGACATAAATTTCTTCAAACCTTCTGTAGCAATATCGGCATCTTCTTGGCCAATCTTCTCTTCTACACGCTTAATCATGTCTTCCATAAGGTTCCGCAACGCAGGAGGTACGTCGCTGAACCGAATCTTTTGGGCATCTTCGCCGAAAGCGAAGGGAAGGTTGGCAATGACTTTGCCTAGTTCCCCTGCGCTTGTACGGACGTTTTCAAGAGATTCAGGATTTAGTGCTTTTGCGTCCAAACGGTCAATAATGCCTAAAAGGTCACCCGCGGCTTTGGCTGCGCCAGCATAGTTTCCAGCATTATCTAAGTTTTCTGCTTCTTCAATCTTGTCTAAAGCAGCATCTGCGCCAGAGACACCTAAGTCCAGTTTCAACCGGGCAAGAACTTGTCGAAACTTTCCCTTCGCATCGCGGGGTTGGGTTTGAGGTGTGTATTTGGCACGCTCTGCTTCTGCTTTTTTCTTGCCCTTAACTTCTTTTTTTAGTAAGTCAAGTTCTTCATCAGTAAGACCTTCTAAGTCTTTTTTGCTGATTTCAGGAGTGGCAAAACTGCTTGAGTTTTCCTGCAAATTGTCCAATAAACCACTAGCAGTTTGAGCCTCAACAATTTCTGTTGCTTTCCAGTTCTCTGGAATCAAATCTGAGCGGTCTAATTGACGAGCACGTTTCATAATATGACGACGAACAAGTCCACGCTTTCCTGGCTTTGAACGTCCATATGCTTGTACTGCGTTCTTCAAATCAGAGACATCTCTAATTGGGAAAGAGCCATCTTTAAGGGCCTTTCCTTCTCCAGCAAGTTTCATACGAGACTTGCGTGTAATAACAGCAAGTTCTGCTAACTCGTCTTCAATTGTTTGAAGCATATAAGCAGAGTCTTCATCTCTAGCAGAGGCTACTTTTCTAGAAAGTTCTTCTGCTTTGATTGCTGCTGTCATTGCTTCTATACGAGCCTTTACATCACTAGCAGCAGCAACAAGTGGTGCTTCTAGGTTCTCTAAACGAGACTTTACTTCTGCCAATGGGTCGTGCTTTAGTTGAGCAAGAACATTTGCACCAGCAGCAACAAGTGCCATGACTTGACCAGAAGCAACGCGAGCGCGAGCAATCGGGAAGCCTGGAACGTTTACTTGGCAAACTGCTACAAGTTCAAGTGAGCCCTTGATTGGGCGCCAGTCACCAGAAGGTGCTGAAGCACGAAGTGCTCTAATTTGTTCAGGACTTGTCCCTGGGCGAAGTGCACCAGCAACCCAGATGCCATAAGCATCTTCTCCTGCGTGTACATCTGCGATAGCAGAAGCGGTATCGTCATAGTGACGAACTGCTTCGGAAGCAGATGCTTCTAGTGGCGCATGGCCACCAGCCAAAGTTAATTGTCCAACTGGAACATCGCTACCATCTTCGGCGCGAACAACTCCAGTATGGAAGTATGCATAACCACTCTTACTACGAGGTGGTTTAGTACCAAATGCCATTCCGATATGGTCAACGTGCCATGCGGCAATATGACCAAATACTTGGCCTTCATCAGTCACTGTCAGAGCGGTAGGTTTAGTCAACTTTTGATTGTTGAACCACTCTTTAGGCGGTGTAACTGGAATTGCTCCAGCAACGATTCCGCAAGCGACGAGTGCTGATGCGTCTAATGGATTTACTCCATCAACGTACACTCCGTCTTGAATCACTTCTTTATCCTCCTGGTTCTCTCCAGCATCATCAACAAGTTCAATAATGCACTCTTGATAGGCTGGTTTAGGGACAAGAGTTACAGCCATAACTCTTGCTTTAGTTATTTCCATCTTGTTTCCGCCAACTTTTTTGTCGGAATCTTCTGAAGCATTTTCTTGTTCTTTTGCTTCAAACATATCTAAGTCAGCAGATACGCCACGGATAAATCCGCCACGAACAAGTCGTTCTGCTTCCTTTCCAAACTCACCTGTGTCAAAGTAGCCATAGGCATTTCCTATCCCATTATCTACTCGTTCCATCTGAGTGATTTTTCCTACAACTACTGAACCATTGTGGCCTTCGCCAGTTTTGATTTGCCATAGGAAAGGTAGTGGTAGTTCACGCATATTTATTGCCCCTGGAACAAATTTGCGTCCGTCTCCAGACTCGATATTTTCTGGAATTACTAAAGGAATAAAAAATTTAGCGCCTACTCCAGGCTCAGGTGCTCCGCCAGCAGTCATAACACGAGACCTAGCATCAGCCATTTGAGCCAGCATAATTGAAGAACTTACTACTGCTGTTGAAGGAATAATTTCTTCGTTACTAAAACTACTTCTTCCTTTTCTTTTCTTTCCATACATTTGACGATGCTCTTTGTCACCAGTCCACATACCAGTGGCTTCTTTGTGACGAAGTGCGCAATAGCCCTTAGCACGAGGTCCCATATATTTAGAAAGTTGACGTGTGCAACGTGTCCAGTCACCTGGAGTATTCCAACGAATCTTTGCTGCACCTTTTCCATACAACCAATAGCGACGAAGTTTTTCAGCATTACCGCGGTTTCTGTCAGCACCACCAGCAGCCATCAAAGCAACAATTTTTAATTCGTTTTCATTTACAGCAGAAGCAGATAAAGGCTTTGTGTCATCGATTTGCTCTAAGACAATCGCTAAGTTGTCATTATCTAAAACAACTACTGGAGGTGGTGTTGGACTATTCAAATCACGAAGAATTTGTTCGTCTTTTTCCCATTTTCCTGGCTTACGCTTAAATGTTGTTGGTGTAGTGCTTTGTGTACTTTCTGGAACTAAAGCAACTAGATCCATAACCGCTTGAGGGTCATCCTCAGCAACGACGGCCATATACAAAGGAGGAACATCTGAAGTATCTGGAGTAATCTCAACATTCTTTGATTCAGCAGCAGAGGTAAAACCTTTTGGCTTTTCTTGTAACCATTGTTTAGGTTTCCAGTTTTGTTCAGTAGTTTTCTTTGGGTCAAAAGCCTCTACATCACTTGGCTTTACACCTTTTGTATCTGGTCTATACCAAATAGCATTTGGATAACTTACTGTTCCATCTTTGTTAATAATTTTTTTCTCTAGAAAAGCACGAAGACGTGGGTCGTTGTAGGCATTTGGAGTTTTGTTAGAAACTAATTCTGACTTAGAAGGAATAGTTCCTGGCTCTCTAGATGGAGTTGGAGCAGGTTGAGAAGAAGGAGTTGCAGTTAAGTTTGAACTACTTGTGCGTGCTTCCGATGCGTAAATTGGAAAATCTGTGATAACTGTTGATAGTTGATTTCCTTGTAGTTGAGGAAGTTTTGCAGGAAGAGTTGCGTAAGGACGGTCAATTGGAACTCTTGGCTCGCCAAGAATATTGCGAGTAATCTCTTTAGTTGAAATTGGAGACTGAACTTGTGGTATAGGCTTGAAAGTGTCTAATGCTTGTGTTTTATTTGCTGGAACATCTACAAAACTTCCATTTTGTAATTTTATTTTTACATTTCCAGTTTCAGGATTGATTGCTTCAATAGTTCCTGAGTACTGTGGATTTCCACCAATAACAACTTTTCCACCTGCTTTAGCAAACTTACCTACAGCATCACGAACTTGACCACGAGCCTTCTTTGAACGCTCTTCTGGTGTGTAGTTTCCGTCTTGGTCTGTCAATCCACCTTCGCCAGCAGCAGTTAGTGAATCATCACCTTCTGAATACTCGTCATACATTTCATATTCATCCATAGCATGGTCGTCATAGTCGCCATCATCAAAAGAAACTCTGTCTATAAGTTCCCAATCAACGCCATCCATATCTTCAACAAAAATCTTTGATTCTTCTGGGTCTAAAGTTGTAACTGGAATCTGAGCAAATGGGTCAGCATCAAACAAACCAGAAAGAACAATTGCTGTCTTAGCATCTACTGGAAGATGAAGTTTTTCGACCATGTCATAAGGGTCATCTAAAGACCTGTCGTAGGTTTCAAAGTCGTGATTTACATTTCCTAAGTCTTCCCACATTCCATCGTCCCAAACAAAGACGCTACCATTAGGTGCAACTTTATAAAGACGGTCAATTCCACTTCCGTCTAAACGAATACGAATGTGAAACTGAGGTGCTAAGTCTTCTGGCATTACCTCTGCTTCAATAAATGAACCCAAGTCAACAGCAGTAGGATTTTCGTAGTCTGACATAACATACTCGAAAGAAGCAGTAATTGAGTTTGCTTGTGCTTTTCTATTTTCACGATTTACAATTGCTGTTGCCCAAGAACGAGCAGCATCTCCGCCCCAGAGGGCCCAAGCGATACGTCCATTGCTTGGATATTCTTTTACTCCAGGCTTATAGCCTTTGCCTTTTTTGTCTACTTCGTGACGTGGAAAATACTTTGCGATGTGGCGAATTTTGCGAATACCAATTTGTCCACCACGGGCGAGAGTGCGGGCAGTGTTAAGGCCTACAGAAGTTCCACCGCGATTTTCTTCCTTACGCCACTCAAGACCACGCTTGGCTTCTGCTTGAACAGATTTAGGAATTGTGTACATACGGTCATTGTTGGAGAAAACTTTAATATCAAGGTCAGTTGTAGCGGCAACCGCTAATTCAAAAGGAACAGATGATTCAGGAGTTGTTTGGTCGCCTTCAGGAACAAATGATGCAGTAAGAGCATCAGCAGTGTCTACAGACAGCACTATTTTATTTTGTTCGTCAATAAGTACGGCTTTATCTTCTACTGTGAAAAGTATTTCACTGCCGCTGCGACCAATGAATTGCACGTTTACTCCGTCTCTTCAGGCTCTACAGACTCGTACTTAATTACGTCTTCAACGGGGATAGCCAAGTCTTCGGCATCTGCCTCGTCATAGACCGCAATAAAGGCGGGGTCTACATAGATAACAATTAAACCATCTAAATCAAACTCCCAATCGTCTTCTTCCGTAATTTCTTTCCATTCACCTTTATCTCGATAGAACAGACCATCATCGGATTCATACATTAAGACAACTGCTTCATCTGCATCTGGGTCGCAGAAACAAAACAAGTCTTCGGGAAATTCTGGGTTTTCAGGTGTGAAAGCCATTTTTACTGCTCCTTTAATTTGTTGTCATCAACTGGACCACCAGCCACCCAAGCGCGGCAGGTTCTAGCGGAGGCGCATTTGAAATCGAATGCTTCGCAGTATCCGAGTTCGCCAGCCGCATCAATCGCATCAAACTCGTCGGACTGGTTTTCTCCAGTCAGTCCTTGAGAGATACAATTCTTCATATCTGTTGTGACAACAAAGACAGCGCAATTCCCACAGCGCTGTTTCTTTGCAGTTTCTGT